ATTAATTTTTGATTAGAGTATTTTGCTTTATAGGGTCTGATTGTTTGAATATTATTTAAATTTAATTTATCAATTGACAGATTAAATACTGCATTTTTTCCTCTTGGAATCACATTTATTCTTGTCTCATCAAAGGTGTAATTAGATCCACCATTTATAATGATAACATTGATAATTTTTAAATATGTTGCTGAATTTTCATCTCTATCAACAACTGCTCTTAGTTTAGCACCTACTCCATCTCCAATAACCTCTAAATCAGGAGTTGAATAATATTCATCACCACCATCTTGAATATTAACAGTAGATATTTCTCCATTAACTATTAAAGCATTCAAAGAAGGAGTTATATTTTTATCGGTTCTTGGTGTTCCATTTTTAATATCAACATTAGGTTTATTTTCATAATTGATAATATCTTTACTACCATATCCCATTCCTTTATTGTATAAAGATACATCTAATATTCTTCCTTGAACTACTGGAGTTAAAACAATTTTATCAGATGTAGATACAGAATATAAAGCATCTATAGTTATTTCTATATCAGGATATTTAAACAATTGATATCCAGTTCCTTTAGATTTGAAAGAAACATATTTTTTACTAATAAACTCAGTACTGTCAGTTCCACCAACACCTGCATTTGATAATCTAAAAGTATCATCATCAAGTTTAATGACTTTATACTGATTTGTAGTCGTCAATCCAGATATGGATTGTGGTGTTGTAGATCCTAATCCAACACTTGCTTGATATGTAACTAACTCACCATCAGAGAATCCATGATTATTAAAAGTAACTGTTGATTTTTGTGTAGATATACCCGTAGATGAATTAGCATAAACTTTCCTACTTACATATGGTTGACCCGATTGTATAACTCTAACACCAGTTAAATGATTTTTAGCATCCTTTATTCTAAATTTATGAATACCATCCTTTGCAATCTCAGTAAATCCTACAGTGTTTATTCCACTAATATAATCATTCTCACTTTTATAAAGTCTAACTTTTGATAGTCCAATAACCTCTGGCCAATATGGTTGTCCATCTATTAAATATTCTGTATCTGATAAATTACTACCTTTAAAAGTTCCAATTCCTAATTGTGTATTTTTATTTCTATCGTAAATTAGAGCTTGACCACTAACCAAATTATGTGGTTTTATGAATGTTAAAGTTTCTTCATTAGTATCAATTCCACCACCAAAAGAGGATGTTACTCCACTAAATTCTAAGACTCTATTTCTTTTTGCAACAATTGGTAATAATATTGCTTCTCCACTATTTCCACCAACTATTCTTAACGATTCTACACTTTCTATATCAAATTCCTGCTTATCAACCATTATTTCTCTTATATCACCACTTATCACAGGACTTGCAAGTGCCTGTGTTGATCCAGAAGAAACTATGTCTATCGAAGGTGGGTTAATAATATCATAATCAGTACCAAATCCAACAGATGAAAAATTACTTATTGAACCATAAAAAATACCATCCTCAGATCTAGCATTCTCAATTTCAACACCATCTTTCAACATTCCTACAGATCCAGGAATTGTTTTTACATTTTTACCTAAATTTTGCTTAACCTCTATAGGAAATTTTTTTAATATTTTCTGAGAAGTAATCTTTTTGTCATATTGATTGTTTAGAGTAAATGAATGTGCAGTAGTGGTAATTACTGGAACTCCAAATTCAATAAAAGAATTAGAATTAATAAATGCGGGTGATTGATATAATTTTATTTTATTTTTTCCAATATTTTTAACATAATAAACTCCTGAAGATATTCCAACTAAAGGATTACCTTCAGGACTATAATAGACCTTATCTCCCGTTACAAAAGGAACATCATCTACAGAAAATGATATAGTCGAATACTTTTTAGTTACTGAATTATAATCTTGTATTGTATCATTTTCAGTTATTGAAGAAATACTAACTCTAGAAATATCTTTACCAATTGTATATGATGGTAAAGAACCACTTGCTACATATAAATTTTCATCAGATTCATTATATACATTTTGAACATCTGAAGTTAGTATATTATTCCCAAATTCAAGAAGATCAAAACTACTAGATGCCTTTTTGAGAGATCTTCTAATTGAATATAATTTATTACCTGTTAAATCTTTTATTGTTTTTGTTAATTCTACATAATTTCCAGATTGATTTATTTCTTTAATTGTTGAAGTATCAATAATTTTTCCTAAAGAAAATGGATCACTGGTTTTTTCTAAAAATTCAATACTATCACCCTTTTTTAAACTTGATTTGTCAATAGTAGAAGATAATGTAAACTGAGCTAAATCACCTTTAGTTCCTTCTACGATTTTATAAGTGCTAGAAGTATTATAAATCCAAGAATTTGCAAATATTTCTTTTTGAGATTTATCTGTAGTTGGATTTTTAATTAATTCTCCAACACTTTTAATATCTATTGTTTCTCCTTCTAGTGATAATTTATTATTAGAAGATGGTACAAACTCCTTTAAAACTCCTGATAATCTTAATTCGACTTTTTTTGTTAAATCTCCATTCTCATATCCAAATACTTTATCATCCACAATAAGATCAGAACCTAAAATTATAGATGTATTAATACCAGAACAATTTAAAAATTGATTTATAGTTTTATCAGTATATGTAATACTCGTATTAACACCAGCAATTACTGTGCCTGTTGCTCCAAAACCAATGGTAGAATCAACTGTTATAACTGATGATCCAATACTTATAGGATTAATTACTTTGGTTTTTCCTGTTACATTAAATGTTCCAGTTATAAATTCCTCATCATTATATCCAACAAAAATATCTAAAGTATAATAATCACTTATAGTAGTTAATCCAATTATTCCAGTCAATACTTCAACTTCAGAAATTGAAGCTGTAGTTTGTGAATCAGTTGATCGAGTTATTGTTTGTCCTTGTAATTTTAAAGGATCTCCAGATAATCTTTCTGCTACTATTCTTTCACGTCTTATATATTTTGCAGAGGATGGTTTTACTAAGTATTTTTCAAGATCAATTACTTTTGGAGTTACTCCATATAAAACATTAAATAAAATTCTAAAGGATTCTTCTGTACCTTTTGATTCATAAAATGTTCTTGCTTCTTTTATAAAATTATTTACATCTAAATCTGATATAAAATCAGAATTCTCTAATCCAGGTGTAAAAGTTTTCTTTAACTTTTTATAAAATTCTTGTAAGAATAATGCACTTAGATTATCTACACTAGATCCATTAACATGAGATGCTGCAGATGAGTCTGAAAAAATTAATTCTGATGGATTATTACTATCTCTGTATGATGTTATTCCACTAAATCCACGCTGACAACCAGTAAAAGTATTTGTTGTTATTCCAGTATAACTTATAACTTCACTTCCTATTCTTAATAATCCATACTCATTTGGAAATCCTTTTGTAGTCTTAACTGAAATTGTAGTAGCACCAGCAGTAGTTATTCCCGTTGATTTTGTTGCTCCACTAATAACTTCTGGAGTTAAGTTATCTAATTTTAAATATTGATCAAGATTATCTACTAAGTCTATAGGACCACCAGTATACTCCTGAGAAATATAATATTGTTTTAAAAAATCCGCAGTTTTTGGACTTTCAGATAATATAAACTCTGGAAGTTGGTTTTCAATTATTTGATGAACTTTAACTCTTTTATCAATACCCGTACTTATCATAATCCTCTTATTAATTCTCCGTTTGTGTAACTTGAAGTAACTTTAAATCCAACACCAGATATCTGATCACCTGATGAAATAGTATCCTTAACCATATTTATCGCACTCTCAGCGATGTTAAATTTTAAATATAAATCCTGAAGTCCTATGATATCATTCGATTCTGGGAATGCTTGAACCTCTATAACATTATTTGGTTTAATAGTTGATGTTATATTGATAGTTGTTAAATTAATCTCACCTTTTATGTAGTCAACAGTTCCTGCATTTTCAACAATAACTATTTTTTCACCATCAACAACATCTCTTCTAACAATAGAAATTACTCCTGTTTTCTTATCAGCATTTGGCGTGTCTGAAAAATATACTGTCGATGATACTCCAGAAATTGTAAATCCAGTACTTTTAATATTTAATCCTTCTGGTTTAACATTGAATTGATTACCAAAACAAAGTTCATATTGTGCAAATTGATTAATAAGAGCATTTAAATTTCTTCTAATTCTTACTCTTGTTATGTTTGAAGTTATAGAATCTTCTATATTATCAATTACACTCAAAACTTTACTATATTTAAATCTACCACAAAATTTATTGATTTCTGTAGACTTAGAGTATTCTGTGAGTCCATTAACAACATTTGTTTTTAATCCATTTATAGTCTTAACTTTTGATGAATTATAATAAATGAAGGATTCTAATTCTATATGAAGAATCTTAAGATCAACTATTTTTTGATTTATTCCTGTTAGAGAATAATTTTTTAAATCTGATAATATTCTTTCCTTGTCAAAATCTGATACAAATTCACCATTTTGCGGTTTTATTGTAATAAAGACAGTTCCAAACTGAGGTGGATCTATTTCTTCTCCACCAACGACTGATACACTCTCAGTATTTGGGTAAACTTGTTGTATTATTGCCTCATAATCCCTTGCTGTAACCGCCCTATACTGTGAGGAATACAATCTAGGGGCAAAGTACTTAATAGAGTCTACAGACTCTATATTGCCGCCATTAGAGGCACTAGAAGTTACACTTATAGTTGGACTAGATGCTAAATTAGCATTCACTCCAGAAGAACTTTCTACAGTTCCTGCAAAAGAAAATGATGATGGACCATTACCTTCTTTTCCGTCAGTAATAATGTAACTAACATTAATTGTTTTACCATTTTCTAATTTTTTGCCAAAAGTACCATCACCAAAAAGAAGTTCATATCTTTCATCTTGAACTTCTTGTAATAAGAATGTTGTAGATGATGGTTTTATATTTAAAATATTGTCTATCTTAGTAAATAAAACTCCTCTATCAACATCTTCTGAGTTGTCCTTTACATATACAATAATCGTTGAAGTATCGATAAATGGGTTGTCTAATATAAATCTTTGATCCAAAGATCCATCAACAACAAATGATTTTTGTAAAAATGTTCCTTGTAAAACTTCAATATCATTAAATGCTGCAGTATAACCATTAAAAGACGTTGTTTCTACTCCAGTGGTTGGATTTTCAGAAGTTGTAGATGAACCTAATATTACAGTAGTTGTTATATCTTCTGGTGTACAAAATGTATATGTGGTATTACCGCCAGTGCCAATACATACCAAACCTGCTTTAAGAGTTACTGTAGATGGTGCATTATCTTGAGTAAATGCTTCTGAATTAGAAATATTAAATGATATAGTTGCCTTTGCTGCAGTTCTAGATCTAGGAACATATCCAATGTTTCTTGCCAGTGAAACTACGTTTTCTCTTACCGTTGCAGAGTCTAAAAACGATTCATTAACAACCAAATTGGAGTTAACAGCAGTTATGTAAGTATTATATGCTAAAGTATCAATTAAAACTGAAAAATTAGATCCTTCAAAGTCAAAATCAGTAAAATCTGAGTTTGAACGTAGATAATCTTTAATCGAAGTCTTTATTTGATCAAAGTCTAAGTTTGAAAATTTAGTAAATGGCATATTATCTTGTGGCTTCTAATATGAATTGAAATGCTTGAGAGGGAAACTGTTGTCCTACAATGTCAAAATATATATTTACTTCAAATTCGTTCTGATCTGGTCTAGGAAAGACTTCAATTTCCAAATTATCGACTCTTGGTTCGTAATTTTCAATCGTAGTTTGAATTTGTTGTTGGATAACTGATGCAGTACCAAAATCAACAAAGTCAAAAAGACTACCTCTTATGTCTGTTCCTAAATTTGGGTTAAAAAACCTCTCTCTAGGAATAGTTTGCACTAAATTTCTTACAGATCTCTTAATTGCGTTCGCATCTTTGATAACTGTAAGGTCTTTTGTGACTGGATGAGGTGTAAATGATAAGCTAATATCCTTAAATGACCTAGATACCCTAGTTTTCATTCAATTTAGTAAACAGTTTGCTAGATTTATTTATACTTAAAGTCTTAATTCTTTATTTAGACAAAAAAACATAAAAAAATCGCCCTTTAGGCGATTTCTGAGTCATTTTTACGTTCTTTTGACGTTTTCCAAAAATAATTTTCCTCATTTCCGAGTCCATCACGGTCATGTCCGTTCTCAACTTGGTAAAATACAGTCGAAACCTTAAAATCAGGTGTTTTGGGTACTTCTGGTGTTAAACTGTTGTCAAAAATACGAGTTCGATTGTTTGGATAGAGGCAAAACTGCCCTGTGTCGAGTTCAATGAGGTTATGAGACTTGTGTTCAGATGGATTTTCACTTGTTGAGTAGTCAACCGTGTCTACATCTTGGTGATAGTTGTCTAAAGTGCAAATATAAGTGCCTTTCTGGGTTCCATAGTCCCTTGTTGCGACTTCATAGTGCATTGACCCAACAAATTGCTTTTGCACTGCTACAACCCCATAATCCATACAGTTCCAAAACTGTAAATTATGAAGTTCCATGTCTGGATCAGGTATCTCTGGTTCACTTAAAAAAGCAGAGATAGGCAATTTATCATACATTGCCGCATATTCTGGTAAGTATGTCTCAAAGTAAAAGGCACGACCAGGTATTGACTTCGCAGATACCCATATACCCTTTACAAACTCACCATGACCACTTTGATGGTCAGTTAGATACTCTTTACGCACCCATACCTCATAGGCAGGAAGATTGCAAATTAATGCTGGCATCGATTATTTCCCTTGCCCTCTATTCCTTTTACGAGCCGAGTTACGGGATGTTGCTGCATATTTTGAATGCTTTCCCTTTCCTTGACGAGTTTTTTTCGGGTGGGTTTCGATTGTGTTACCCATGCTAA